CGGACCGTCGTGGACTGGGTCTCTGCTACTTTCCTGGCGTTGGATGGCGTCAAGTAATGACTTAAAATTAAGATCTGCCATTAAAATTTCCCTGCCTTGATGCGCCTTGCGGTATCGTACATGCGGCGCGAGAAGCCTGGGTTTGTCTTATCCCACTGCTGTATGAATTTGCTACTGCCCTCGGTGGACAGCCACTGCTGATACGCGGCCTCCTCTGCCTCTGGGCTGTCGGCCATTACCGCTTCGCCCGGCGTCGGAAAGGCAGTGGCGGGGGCGTCTATGGCCATGCCATCCATTCTGCGCGCAAACGGCGTGTCCTGTAGGCCGTACGGAATTGCCGGCATACCGCCAGCCACGCCAAACATATTGCTGTCAGGCTGTGACATTTCCATAAACGTGCCACTTGCGTCGTATGGGCTAAATTGCGTATTCGGACGGGGGCCGGCGTCTGTCATCATATTTGGGCCGGCGGACATCTGGTTACTCATATCCGTAAGCGGCGACGACGTTATCGCTGGGGCAGTGTAGCCATACTGTGCAGCGCCCTGCGGCGCTCCGCGCCTCTGTGGTCGCACCTGACGCTGGGCGTTGGACATCAGCGGCTGCTCGGGCAGATTGTTGCCGGATCCATTTAAAAAGCGAGCCAGTAGGCCCATCATTCCGGGCATCTTTCCCATCGAGTGGCTGAATGTGCCGGGCGTGGGGGCGTTGGACGGGCGGGAGCCCTGCCGAAAGTCGCTGACGTTGGGCCCAATGGGGCTCGAGTAGTTTGGGGCGTCGGCATATTTGCCGGTGTGGCCGCCCGGAGAAAAGCCAACATATTTCTTGTATTTATCGCCGGCCGATTTTCCGCTATTTCTTTCTACTGTCGCAGCGGTGCGGTCGTAGTAGTCGCGATCTTTCTCCTTAAAACCGAAACCCATCTTCAAGTCGTCAAGTATGCCCATTTGTCATTACCCTTCGTTTCCACCAATAATACATCAATCTAGCCGAAAGCGAAACCCCGCGCACCAGAGGGAGGTCAAGCGCGCGGGGGAACCCGAGGGTTCAGCGGCCGGGTGGGAGGGTAGCCGCTAACACTGGCAGAATAACAAAAAAGTTTACTGGATACCAGTTTTTTGCGATTTAGGGCTTGCAAAGGCATGATGTTAACATTAGGTTAACTGTATAGAGAGACACACACAAAGGAATACGGATATGGAATTATCTTATAAAGCAAAACGGGTAGCGGCAGGCGTTCCAATTTGGGATTTGATCGAAGTTGTTACTTTTGAGGGTAAAGTTGAAGAGAAAGAAGTTGGCTCTTTAACTGACTTTCCAAAAGAAGGCCCAATGGCCACTGTTCGTTTTGATGGCTCAGAGCGCACTGTTTCTGGCGCGACTGTGGCTGAGTGTCTGTCCGAAGCGAGGGACGCTATCGCTAGTCTTGAAGCATATGCGGCGGAGGAGTGGATCGAAGACGAAGACGGTCAGGTCGCTCTTATGCGTATGTTGGAGAATTACGAGCCTCACGCACGGGACACAGCTTACGAAGATAGCATGGGCTGGACTTAATCAACCGGGGGGCTTCGGCTCCCCACACACAACCGGGAGAATTAACATGAACCACGACACACCTGAAACATGGAAAGACAGGAAACGCAACGAGCTAATCAGCGAGCAGATGGAGATGGCCTACGAGCTCGCGCGGATATCGATCCAGATTAAAAAACTCCGAGACGAGCCCGCCGTGCCCGAGGGGTCGATCCCACTGTCAATGATCGAGCCGCTCATAAACGAGACAGTCGAGCGTCTGCTTCTGCTATCAAACTCCCGAAAGCCCAAAAAAACCAAGCGCATAACGCGCGACCTCATACTTGACGAAATCGGGAACCCAAACTTGATAATGCAGCGCGTGGTGCACCGCCTAGAAAACAGCGGCTATAAACCCGGCTGGAAGTTTGTCTACCTACACCACGACCCGCTAACCAGCCCCATACCAAAAGCAGTAGGATCACGCATCATCTGCCGAAACCTCAAAGACCTGACGCTCGAGCGGTGGGTCGAAAATGGCCAGAAGCTCGTGAAAAGCGTCGAGGAGGACACAGTGTCTCCAGACAGGACACCGTTCCAAAATTAAACCACCCCGCGAATATTCCGCCGGATCGGCTTGGCCCACGATCCGGCGGCCGCCACGCCAAACGCCATCGTCGTGTGGTCATTAGCCAGAGCCAAGCACACCGCGTCAGCGCGGTCCGGGGAGCGGATGCCGCGCTTCTTCATACTCTCCTTGCTCTCCACCTGTATCTTGCCCGACGACGTAAACATATAGCGCGGCCCCGCCAGCTCCGCATACAGCGCGTCGTCCTTCGGCAGAGACACGTCCATCCCCTCCAACCACGCCTTGCACTTAAACCACAGCTCCGCGCGCAAATTCAAATACGTTTGCTTCGCCACCGCGCGCTCCGACACGTTCAAGCCGCGCGCAGGTAAGCCCAGCTCGCGCAGGCGGTCCAACACGCCAGCCCCAAAGCCGTTGCTGTCAATTATGATCTCCGCCGGTCGCCGCGAGGGTGGCATGTTGTCATATTCCGCCTTCACGGCGCCAGACAACTGCATCAGATCTAAATTACGCCACACCGTCAGCGGGTGGATCATGGGGCCCTGCCGCTTGCACAATACGCTGCTGTCGCCGCCCTGTCGCGCCACGTCCAAGCCCCACACCGCAATCGTGTCTTCGTGCACCTTCACGTCGCTGTTGAACGCGTGCTCAATCAACGAAACCGGGATCACCGTGTCTTCCTCGGCCGGAGGAAAATTTCCCAAAACGCGGACGTGGTACGCCGGGCTGTCTTCGCCATATCTGCGCTTCATGTCGTCGACAAAATCGTCCGCAACTCTGGGGCTGTCGACGCACGAGACGTGCATCGTGTACCAGTCCTCACGGAGACGCGTGTGGGTGTCGTGGAAGAAGCCAGTATTACGCGTCGGGTTCCCCGTCAGGACCGTGGTGGCGTGGAGGCCAGACATCGAGCCCGAGGCAGCCTCGAACACGGCCTCCGGCACGCCCGACGCCTCATCAGCCAGAAGTAACACATGCTCAGAGTGGATGCCGGCCAGCGCCTCCGGCTGCTCAGCTCGAGACGTCCGACACGAAATAAACGTGCTCTCGGGCGCGCTCTTCAACTCAATCCGATCAGACTTGACCTCCAGCAACGAATTAAACGGAGGCTTGAGCCGCTTGGCCACGGACTTCATCTCAGCGAAGCACGCGTCAAACAACTGCGCGGACGTGGGGGCCGTCACCACCGTCTTACTCGGGTAGCGCATCAGCACATGCCAGATGGCCGCCATAGCCACGGCCGTGGACTTGCCGACGCCGTGGCCAGACCGAACGGAGATCCGCCTAATCGCGGGGGCGGCTACGGCGTCCAAAAGCTCGGCCTGCCACTCGTCTGGCTCAATGCCGATGACCTCACGGGCGAATGCCACGGGGTCGTCGCGGTAGCGCCGCATCAGTTTCAGGAACGGGTTATCGGGTTGCTTGGGGACGTTCATTTGTTAACACTCCTGTGCGTGGTGGTGTGAAATTTTTTTCGAGTGGGTGCGTGACGGGGTCATCAGCATTTGCACCGGCTCGCGCTGGACGAAGGGGGGGTCAAAACGCGGATCTCTGGGGCGAGAAGGGCAGGGACGGGCGTCAAAACGAGCCCGGATCGACGCCGAACCGCCTCCGCAATTGAACGCATAATAGATATTATGTTAAATCTTTTCCCATCGATGCCGCGCTGGCCCATGCCTGCTTGACCGCGCCGCATCGATCTGGCACGCGCGCACGCGTGCGCTTCAGCGCCTCGATGCGTGATTTCGCAGTCAATCGCCATCCGCTTCCTCGCCATCCTCGACCACCTCGCCCTCGATGATGTCTCCGCCCACGCTGTTGAGCAGCATCGCAGCCTGCGCGTGCAAGTCGTTGACGCTGATATTTATGGCCACGTCACGCTGTCGCGTATCATACTCGGGCGACATCTTCGACGCCTTCCACTTGTACACGTCAACGCTGAGCCTTGCGCTGTTGACGTTCGCCTCGATCTGGTGGATTTCGTCGGCAATCTTCTGCGCCTGCGACGCGTAGTAGTGCGCCGCCATTTCCTTGGCCTCGTCGTATCGCTGCGCCCTGCCCTCTCCGGCCGCGATCCACTTGTGGAAGATGTTCCAGCCAACTCCGTAATGCTTGATTACGTCGGACGCGTTCTTGCCGTCCGCAATCAGCCCGAAGATCTCGTCCTCGCCGGCAGCCTCCAGCGCGGCCAGCTTAACCTTGCCCAGTGTTCCCATGCCTCTCGCTCCTTTAAAACGGTATCTCGTCGCCCAAGTCGACGCTGAACGTGTCGCTCGCCGTGCCGATGACGCGCGTCACCTTAGCCTCGGGAAACGATTGCAGCGTCTTCTCAATGAACTCGCTGCTAAAGTTATTCGCCAGCACGACGGCGGCGTCAACCATATCATACACCGTCCACTCGGGATGGGAACGACGTATCCCCACGGCGTCGTGCAGCGCGATGCACACGATGTGTCCGCTGGCAATCTCGATGCAGTAGGCGTGCGGACCTACTGGCTGATGCCCATTGGACAGAGCCTCGACCTCCAGCACGTCCCACGCCCGCATCAGCTGCCCCACGATTGCGTGTACGCCCACGACGTCGTCCTCGGTGACCTTTACCCGCAGCGCGTCGTATGCAGCCTCGAAGCGGCCAGCTAGATCTGGGGACACGAGCTCGGGCAGACTGTCGCCCCACTTC